GTAAAGCGAATATACTTGCTCCGTTTTTTAAGGCAAGTGGTTGACCGTGTTTATTTACTATTCGATACCCTATATCAAACGGTCTGATTTCCCTTGGGATTCTTATGCATTTACTTTGTTTCTTCATTCCTTCTTCAAGCGTTTGTATCATCACTCCACCTCCTCAATCTCGACACCCGGACAATCGAACAATGTCATTTTAACCCCAATCTATTATTGTCTAACATGTAGCCCTCTATTGTGATTTCCTCAGGGCTATTGGTCCAGTTCTTCATGATTTCAACTTGAGAGGTGATAGAGGTAATAATATAGACTTTACCTCTTATATCCTTAACTGTCGTGATAGAGACCTGCTCTTTTTTTCTTTGCCATTTCAGACTCTCATCATAAGCCTTAGAGAAAGCCCTGGTAAACATTTTTTTACGTTGTCGCTTGTTCATCTTAATTTCCTCTTTTCTTCAAATACTCAGGAATTTGATCGCCGACTTTGAGGTTTTCGTACTGCTCCTTAGTTACAAGAAACTTGCCATAAGCTCCAGCTGTGACCGTGTAGCGTCCCTCTATGATTTCCTTGTCTGTGATTTGCCCTGCCATCATACCGCCAGCGTTGTCCACGACATGGATGGTTATGGGCTGTTTTTTAGGTTGTGGATTGACTGGTGCGACATTTCCAAGTACTGCACCGAAGGTAAAGCACACCATGCCTAAGATTGTGGTAAAAATCAGTTCTTTTGTTTCGTCACTCATCATGGTCCTCCATATTTGCGATCACTGTTAATGCAATGACACAGCTGATAAAGAATATTAGTATCGTTCCCATTTTTGTGTCTCCTATTTGTTGATTTTTTCGATTTCTACCTCAATTCTAGGATTGAGGCTGTAAAACTTGCCAACGTCATGCAAGGCTATCTGACCATCGTCCTTAAAGACGACCCCTGACATACTGTCATATAGAGCTTTCTCATAGTTGTCAATGTCAGGCTTTTTGTCTACTGGAATGATTTCATCCAGGAGGGCCTGTTGGTTCTTCTTAATCTTGGAAATATACTGAGGAGGCTTGATGTAAAATCTAAGCTTTGCCCTCAAAGCTCCCTCAAGAATAGGCTGGCCCATGTACTGATTAGCAATGAGCCGCTGGCAATGATTGCGCCAGGCTTTCATGCCCTTATCTTCGTAAGTCGTGGTAAAACTCCCGCGTCTTGCAAACCTTGGCCGTGATTGAGGCTTAGGCTCAATGTTCAGGGTTAATTTCATCCTAACTAAGCTCCCCTCTCAATCCACAGAGGTCAAATAGATTTCGCTTGTTGTTCTCAATGAACTCAAAAAACTTCTGAAGCTCGGCCAAGTGGCGTTTCTCCCTCTTGACTCCAAGGCTCGTATGATACTCTGTCGGCGTTTTCGGTGTTACCCTGATGTCTAGCCAATATAGTGGCTCAAATACGTCGCCATTTTCATCTAAAGATGGCTCTGCATCCTGGTTTTTAAAAACCATCTGCATATCATATTCAATCTTGTTTGTAATCGTGATATTTTTATCCACGATTTCGAGTGTGATTGTTGTTCCTGGGATGTCGATTTTATTTAGCATGTTCTTTCTCCTGTTAAAAAAGTGTAGTTTGCAAAGGGTACACATCTTCAAATGGAACCCCAAGCCTTAGACAGTCTCGTTTGATGTCCATTGTAGAAATGACGTACTTGACGCCATTGTTTTTCTTGTCGTAGTGAGGGTAAGTGTAGCCATCGTTTTCAATTTTGGCTATCACTTCCTCTCTTGACTTAGGCTCTAATTCTGCCCATTTTGACCATTCCATGTAGTTCCCCTAAAATGGAAAATCATCATCTGCCAAATCAAGTTGGTTAGCTCCAGCAAATGGTGAGTTATATCCGCTTGATTGGTTGCTATTTTGGTTGTTGTTGCGTTTCTCCAGCAAGGTCACGGTTTCAGCAATTACCTCAGTAATATAGCGACGCTCTCCGTTTTTTTCATAACTCCGAACTCGTAAGCGTCCTGTGATCCCAATAAGAGCGCCTTTGCTACAATACTGAGCGATGACATCAGCTACACCACGCCAGGACTGGAAGTTGATAAAGTCAGCCTCCCGCTCGCCGTTTTGATTTTTAAAATTACGATTTACTGCCAGCGTCCCCTGCAGGCTAGATACACCGTTAGGCGTTTTGCGTAGATCGGGTGTTGCTGTTAATCGTCCGACTAGCACTACATTGTTAATCATCTGACTTGTCCTTCCCAGCACTACGTTCTCCTAGTAGGTAACCCAATAGCAACCAGATTACTGCCATTCCAATTTCTTTAAATAACATCATTTTTCACCTCTTTATTTGGATTTTTCCACCACTCTACCAGTTCATCATGATGGGCAATTAGGTACTCATCAAATTCTTCAAACTGATGGATGCCCCATTTTAAACGCTGGGTGTCTTCGCCACTTCGTGAGCAGTACCCGCTTACTTTAAAAATCGGGGTAATATCACTAACATTGCTACGGCTTAGATTGTCAATATTCAGAGCATCATAAGTCTTCATCTCAAGATCCAGGATAAACTCATCACCGAGATTATGGATGACTTGCAATCTCTTGCCGTCAGAGTAGAGGGCTATGCTGCTTGAAATTTTTCTAATTTCCATACTTACCACCCATTCTGCTCATTGAGTTCAGCTTGAGTCAATGGCTCGATGCGTTGATAGCCGCTGACCTGGTAATTTGTCTTGTGCTCAAATCCTGCTTGAGAAAGTGCTTTCTTAAAATGATCCTTTTCGTCCGTGCTTGTAAAATACACTTCAAGGGTCATTTTTTGAGTGTACCGTTTCGACTCATTTTCAGCCCCTATCAGCTCGTTTTGAGCATTCTGGGGGATTTGCCCACCGTCCAAGATTTCGCCTGTTTCTGGGTCAAAATTAGCGGTTTCCGTCGATTTTGGAGCTTGTTCCTCTTCCTTAGCTTCTTGAGATGCTCGAAGTCGCTCAGCTTGCTCTTGAGCTAGTCGCATTTCTGCTTTTTGTTTTTCAAAAACATAGTCAGATTTGATTTGTTCAAGTACCTCTACAAGAGTAAGGTCCCGTAGCATGCGGATGTACGGTTGATCAGTCATACCGTACTCTGCACATTGCCCTGAGATGGTTGCTTTTGCTTTTTCTAGCTGTTGTTGGCTCTGGTACTCAAATGTAACCATGTCATCAAGTGATTTCATTGTGGTTTTCTTGAGCGTCACGCCATCTGCCATAAAGTCGCTGGCCTTGATGTATTCTGTAGCCTTTTCGTCGAAAATCCGAGGATCTAGCATATACTCAGCCGATTTATTAGCTAAGTAGCTCTTGACTGTATCCAAGCGGACAGCTTTTTGATGCTCTTCAAATTCCTTGACATCATTTGCAATCTTGTTGATAACGTCGTCCATAGGCTCGCTGGTGTCCTTGATGTACTTATCAAATTCATCAGCCGACTGAGACAGTTCACGCTTGATCTTGATGCGCTCATCGGAGATCTGCTTTTTCAATTTCCGCAAGTCCGCTAATACCTGCTTGTCATCTTTGATGGTTGCAGCAGTCACAGTATAATCCTTATACTTGGCCACTACCTCGCTGATATTTTGCTCAAACTTCTCACGGTCAATGATCTCAACCTGTGCCTGTGTTACTTTTACTTGTAATTCTTGCATGTTGTCCTCCTAGTACTCTAGCTCACCATCTAGTAGCTCGCCCTGGATTGGTTCTTCTACTAGTTCAGGCTCTGGATGAGTTACTTCTTGCTCTTTGTTAAATTGCTCAATTTGAGCCATCTTGCGTGCTATAACTTCTTCCTTGCTCTCTTGAGGTTCTTGAGGCGTGATGTCTTTGATACGGTCAAATGTTTCTCCTCCATCGTCCTCAGTGTACATGTTGCTCAAATCCTCTGGAAAAGCCTCACGTAGAGCGTTGACTAGTGCTGTTTTACGGATCATAGTAGCTGGCATAGCGTTCCATGTGCTCTGTTTCTTGTCGTATTCCTCACGGCTTACGAAGATTTCAACGGGCACCTTGAAGTTTTTGCGGTAAACCCTAGCCCATCCACCGACAAGAGTATCTCCAGGTAGCATGATAGCTCCTTTGCGTTCGTGCATGATACCCTCTTCATCTACTGTGACCACTCCAGCCTCGAAGCCCTCATAGTTTGGATTTTGTGCAGCACGCTTGAGAAACGCCTCTTTTGAGACAATCAGGCTGAACTCTGTCCCACCTGTTTTCTTTTTGTAGGCTACGATGTAGACCTCATTTGCTAGCGGGTTCAGGTTGCGTCCTTTAATCAAAGATAAGGCTTGCCCTACTTGTTTCTCGGTCAGCAGGTTCTGAGGGTCAAAGTAGCGTTTGACATCCTGGAATGTCCAGACGCTGGTATCTACTGCTATATCACGTTTTGCTTGTGTTGCTAGTTGGTTATTTGTCATCTCATTCTCCTTTGTGTTTTTTTCATGTTCCATATTTCACGCTTAAGACGGCTATTTCTTTTGTTTAGTGAGATTATTTTGTCTTGCTGTTCGTCGACAATTTCACCCAGGTTATGGCAAAGTCTCTCATAGTACTTGCGCCAGTATGCATCATCGTGACAATTTACTTCCATATCACTCATCTCCTACAAAAACCCAGCGTCCACCTACGAATACCTAATCATCTGGATCACGAGTTTCACGCTCTGGCTCAGGCTGTAAGTAATCACGGTCATAGTCAAAGGTTCCAAATTGTCCTCTGTCCATGTGGGCCTCCTTAATTGTTCAGGTTCTCATATACATCAATGAGACGTTGTTGGACTGCTACTGTGTCAGCGTAGCGCTTGCACTCATACCCTAAACGGATATTGTCTTCTGAGAGATCTCGCATGATTGCATTCTGTTTACGCACAACTTCTTGTAGCTCTCGCACTTGAGCTTGTAGTGTGCGGATGTCAATCAAAGTCCCACCGTGCTGTACTGGCTCATCTTCATTGAAATAGTCCAAATTTAATAGATTTTTGATTTTTTCTAACATTATTCGTCTCCCTCTTCGTCGTCTTTGCTAGCTAGATTTGAGTTGATGGCTTGTTTTGATGTTTTGCCATCTAGCACGTCCTGGATAGCATGCGATACGTTGTGTATCGTTTCCAATGTATTTTCTAGTATTGCTGTCTCTAATCTTGTAGAACCGATGATGGCTAGCGTTAGCATCCCAGTCATTGCGATATCGTGTAGATCTTTTTGTAACTCTTGGATGCGTTCAATGGTTTTGATGTTTTCGTTTGAAGTCATTTTTTTGTCTCTTTTCTTTTTTTATTTATAAGTACTAGTTTGTTGTTGGTTAGTACTTGTTATTTAGTTAGTGCCGTAGGCTTAGATTGTTGTATAGTTAGTACTTGTTATATAGTTAGTACTTATTAGGGGGCAGTTTTTAACATGGCAATTTTTAACATGGCAATTTTTAACATGGCAATTTTTAACATGGCAAAATCTTCCAAGTGTAAAATAACCCTATCTAAATACCTGTGGATAACTCATCTGTTAACTTACTTTTTAAGTACGTTTTGTAATCCTCTGTCATTGGACTGTCTGAGAAGAACCGTTTAAACTCTGTTCCGTTTCCTCTTCCGTGACTAATCCTCACAGATAACAAGTACCCGCATTGTTCTAGTATCTTAAAATGCCTATCTACTGTCCGTCTGCTGATATTTAATCGTCTAGCGATTTCCTCAGGATATACAACCCAGTCGGGCTTATTAGTCAGAATTACTGTTAATATCCCGATTGTTGCTGGCTCAAGCCTACTGTCCTGTGTAAATGCATTATTTAACGCTGTATAGTTTTCTTGAGTGTTTCTGATTATATATTGCATACCCCATATTTAAGCCCCTTTCACGTCTGTTTGTGCATTCCTCGGATGATGTCATAGTAAGAATGACCAGCGGGGATGACATATCCTGTAAGGTCGTCTAACTGTGATCCATCCGCCATGACATTTGAGATGCGTGGCTCCCATTTCTTTTTTACTGATTTCATGATATAATTACCTCGTAAAGTATTTTTCTTAGTCCTCAATGGAATTGCCGTTCCTTGAGGGCTTTTTGTTTTAACCTGGCAGCAACTCCTGATTAAGAAATTTATTGATGAAGTACTGCTGCCCTTTCCCAGTTACGAGTGGTGTCTTGCTCACTGTGATGTGGCCGTCAGCGTGCGTGATACTTGTTTCTTTAACCCGAATAAGCCCCATCTCTACGCTCTTTTGCGTCGGCATATTCCAATCACGTCCGTTGCGTTTAATTAGATATCCATGAGCTCTTAGCCAGCTAAACAAGCGAGTTGCTCCAATATCTACCCCATTTTGCTTGAGTAGCTTAGCAAGCTCTCCGACCAAGATAGATGTGTGACTAGCACTGACTGCCTCTGCAAATAGCACCTTGGGTCTATCAGCTTCTATCTGGGCCTCTAGCTTGTGGACCTTCTGATCAGCCATAAGCAAGGCTCTTGCCATAATCTTCTCAGGACTGTTAAAGTCCTTTTCTACTTGGATAAAGTATTGTCGGATCTGCTTGCCTCGTTCTGTTCGCTGGATCATAGCAATTTCTTTGGCCATATCTAGCTTGATGACGTGGTCAGCCATTTCTTGCAGACCTCCAGGGGTGCGACATTTTTGGGTCACCCTTAAAAAGTCCTCACTTTCGTTAAAGCCGTATTCAGTCATCCGACTAAACCACTTCTTATATTCTGTTTTGACTTCCAGAGCTTCGTGTAGCTGTCTACCAGATACCACAGGCTCATGGTTATCATTTAGAGTTACGTTGATGAGTTCGTTCATCTGTTCTCCTTTCTAGTTTTTAGAGATCTCTAGTTTCAGCACTTCGTAAAAATAGATTTTTGCAAAATTTCTAGCATTGAAGCGCTCGATATATTCCCTAATCACTGCCCCATAACGTCGACGACTAGGGATCGTTAGTTCTACGACAAATTCGTTTAAGTCCCCATTTGGACGCTCTTTGAACATTTTTACTGTTGCTGTTTTCATTTCGATCTCCTTTTTGCGGTTAAACCGCAATATTATGTAAAAAAATAATGTCATCAATAGACACATCAAAAGCAGTAGCGATTTGATAAGCCTGCGTCACGGTAGGCTCTGTTTTACCTCGTTCCCAATTTCCCCAAGTATCAGCAGAGACATCAAGGGCCTTAGCTGCATCCACTTGTCGCCAGTTCTTTAGCGTTCGCAATGTTTTAAGAGTCATTTTTGGCATGTTACTGTCCTTTCTATCGTTTTTTTATAATTGACTGACTCAACTATGAATATATTATAATGCGGTTAAACCGCAATGTCAAGTATTTTTTGCGTTTTTTCCGTATTTTTTTATCTTTTTCTTTACTTTTTTGCGTTTTTGCCGTAATATATACTATATAAAGGAGTGATAAAAATGAGCGATGATAAAAGTAAAGAAATTTTTTCTGCGAACTTAGAAAATTTGATGAGTAGCAGAGGGATTGATAGAAATAAGCTCTGTTCTGATCTCGGATTGAAGTACACTACTGTGAGAGATTGGTTGAAAGGCATAACTTATCCTAGAATTGGTAAGATTGAGTTGCTAGCGGATTATTTTGGTATCAATAAATCTGACCTTATTGAAGACAAAAACCAAGAAATAAAAGAACTTAAAATACCTACTTCTCCATTGGTTCAAAAAATTACTGAAAAGGTTGTTAAGTTGACAACTCCAAGAAAACAAAAGGTATTGAGATATGCCAATGAGCAGCTTAATGAACAATCAAATAAAGTTATCACTTTAGAAGAACACTTGTTTGAATATAAGGTATATGAAAAACTGTCAGCTGGGGCGGGGTTTTCGTATTTCAATGACGGTAATTTTGATACTGTTTTCTATGATAAAGATTTGGATCATGATTTTGCATCTTGGGTCTTTGGGGACTCAATGGAGCCAAAATATAAAAACGGTGAAGTTGTACTAATAAAAGAAACTGGTTTTGACTATGACGGTGCCGTCTATGCTATTGACTGGGACGGCCAGACCTATATTAAGAAAGTTTACCGTGAAGATAATGGTTTGCGTTTAGTATCGCTAAACTCGAAGTATAAGGATAAGTTTGCCCCTTATGACGAAGACCCTAGAATTATTGGTAAAATAGTTGGCAATTTTCAGCCGTTTGAAAATTAGCGAGGAAGCACAATGAGTTTAATACAGTCTATTTATAATTTGTTCAAAAATACTCCGCCACCACCTCCTCAAAAGAGGCCTTTATTTATTTTTGGTAGACAACTATACGACTGGGATGGCTTTTTATTTGATAATGTGTTACCTTGGGCTAGTGACACAATACCAAATACTGAGATTAATATATCTGACTTAATATTTCTTTGGGTGATTAGTAGGCTTGGTCAAGATTTCCATTCATATCCTACTCACCTTGCTAGAAACTATGGTATTACAAAACCTCTTGAACAGGTCCAAAAACTTATAAACTTAGGCTTAGTTGACAACGGTTTTACTATCACTGAACTTGGTATAGAATGTATCGATAAAAATTACAAATTTATTGAACTCCATAAAAATGGCTGGACTACACCTGAGGAGAAAAAATATAACAAAGAGAGTGACAAGCTGTTTACGAAAAAACACGCTGAGTGGTTGCTAGAAATCGGTTTGACAGATGAAGGAAACAAAGTACTTGCAAATCTTGAGTTTGAAAACAAAAGAAATGAATGTTTTGAAATTTTCCATAAAGGAGAAATGCTAGGTAAAAGTAAGAATTACAAAGAGTCCAACTTAATTCTACTACCACTATTAGAAAACGACTTTGTAGACTTCTACGCACCACTTTATGAACGTATTGCAAAAAATTACCGTGGACTCAAAGAATATCAAAACGAAATTGATATATGTCAAAAGTTTTTGAACGACTTACAACCTCTTTATGGGACAGATATGTGGGTTGATGTTTTTACTAACCGTATCAAATTCGCTACAAGTCATATTAAATAAAAAAACCTTGTGTTCCAAGATTGGCGTCTGGGGAACACGATGACGACATCCGTACAATCGGAAAGGTCGTAGACATTTATCGGGAGGGATAACATGAGTATCGAAAGTAGACCAATGGAAGTGATTAAACACAACCTAGATTGTCAATGTCATAGAAGAAGAGAGTGGATTAGAGTCAATGATAAATGGCATGCTATCGAGTTTTCAGTGGATGATCCAAACGAACCTCCTATGACCGAAGAAGAAAAGGCCAACATGGCCTTAATTCTTCAACAACAATTACCGAAAGAGTAAAAACAACTGTTTCTAAATAGAGATAGTTGCAAGCAAAAAAGCCTCACGCTCTCAAACTTTGGCGAGTCTGAGCGTAAGGCGAGTTACAGGAAAAGATTGTCATAGAGATACCCTCTTATGATGTCTTTTCTTGTACCCATTTTATCAAAAAGGGGGTATAAAAGCAATGAAATCAACAAATAAGGTAGCTATCTATGTCAGGGTATCGACAACAAACCAGGCCGAGGAAGGCTACTCTATCGACGAACAAAAAGCAAAATTAACAAGTTATTGCGATATTAAAGACTGGAATATTTACGAGATATACACTGACGGAGGTTTCTCAGGATCCAACACGGAGAGGCCAGCGCTTGAGCAACTTATCAGAGATGCTGAGAGCAAGCTGTTTGACACAGTACTAGTATATAAGCTCGACCGTCTCAGCCGTAGTCAGAAAGATACTCTATTTCTAATTGAGGATGTTTTTATCAAAAATGGGATAGAGTTTTTAAGCCTGCAAGAGAATTTTGACACCTCTACCCCTTTTGGTAAGGCTATGATAGGCCTGTTGAGCGTATTCGCTCAGCTTGAGAGAGAGCAAATCAAGGAACGGATGCAGTTAGGCAAGTTAGGACGTGCCAAGGCTGGAAAATCTATGATGTGGGGCAGAACTTCCTATGGTTATGATTACCAAAAAGAAACAGGTTCCCTGATCATAAACCCAGCACAGTCGCTAGTAGTCAAGTACATTTTTGAACGATATCTGGATGGTCGGTCTATTACTAAATTAAGGGACGACTTAAACGAGCGCTACCCCAAAGAAATTAGCTGGAATTACAGAGCTGTCAGAGGAATCCTGTCAAACCCTGTCTACTGTGGCTACAATCAGTACAAGGGCCAGCTATTCCCTGGAAAGCATGAGTCCATCATCTCAGAAGACGTGTACAAGAGGACGCAAGAGGAGCTAAAAATCAGACAGAGGATTGCTGCAGAGAAGACTAACCCTAGACCGTTTCAGGCTAAGTATATGCTGTCAGGTCTTGCACAGTGCGGTTATTGTCACGCACCTCTCAAGCTAATAATGGGCGGGATCCGCAAAGATGGCACTAGATTTATTAGATACGAGTGCTACCAACGACATCCAAGAAAGACGGCTGGGGTCACTGTCTACAATAATAATAATAAATGCCACTCTGGAGCTTATGACAAGGACGAATTAGAGAAATATATCATTACAGAGATAAGCAAGCTACAGCATGACCAGAGCTATATAGAGCGACTATTTAGCACCCAATCAAGCACTATAGACCGTGATAGCTATCAAAAACAGATTGATGAGCTGACTAGGAAACTAAGCAGGCTAAACGACTTGTATATTGATGACCGCATTACCTTGGACGAGTTACAAAAAAGGTCCTCAGAATTTATGACAATGAGGACGGCACTTGAGGAAGAACTAAAAAATGACCCAGAAATACAAGGTCAGGAACGAAGAAATAATATAAAACAGGTACTAGACTGTGAGGATATCGCAAGCATTGATTATGATGGCCAAAAGGCCATTGCTAGGGCGTTGATTGATAAGGTACAAGTGACATCTGAGCGGGTTGTCATAAATTGGAGAATATAAAGAATTTTACTATCCTTCATTTCTAATCAAGGTGTCCTATTCTCTCCAATAATCGATAAATTTACTATCCTTCATTTCAATGAACGTCACTAAAATTCTTTTTTCCGTTGTAATAGACAAAAGCAAAAATGTCTGTTTTAACAGCAATAAAAAAAGCCCCTCCAAAATGGAGGGGTTGATTTATGAATTTAGGGAGCATTCCCTTTCTTTTAGTTAAGCGAATGAGCCAAAGTCTGTGACACGTTGGCCGTTTTCAGATTGACCTACGGCGACGTAGCGACGATTTCCAGACGCTCCAATGTATGTGATCCAGATATAGCCGTCCTTGTCACAGTAGCCATCATAGTTGATAGTCTCACCTGCACCATATACAGCGACGATAGCGCCATCCAAGCCAGCCTTATCACGGACATTGAGGGCTGAGATTTCAACCGTAAATGTTCCGTTTTCTTCCGTGATAGTGCCATCTCCTGTAGTTGTAGCTTGTACAGGTTGATAGTTGGCATTATCAAGTGGGAAGTAGAACCAGCCTACGATACCATCAAAATTGCGTGTGTTGTAGCGTGCAGGACCTCCGACGTAGAGACTATCAGCGTTGCCGTCGATATTTTGCTCAATCGTCTTGATTGTGTAGCCGTCTGAGTCTTCGATGACTAGCCCTGTGTGGCCGTAAGGATGCCCTGCAATATAGGTAGTTTCTTGCACAAAAACAGCTCCAGCCCGTGGATTAACGCCAACGGCGTCATATACCACCTCATAGCCTTGTTCTGCTGCCGAATTGAGCAAGTCGATAGCGTTGCCCCAGAGGGCGCGGCCAAAGAAATTGATTGAGATTGAGTTGGGAAGATCCACACATTGAGTGCCATAAGCACCATCTGCATCAGCTCCTACACCTTGGTCAGCAAGGCCTTCGGCATATCCAATAACGTCTTGTAAAGTTATCATTTTATTACTCCTTGAAATCAAAAGCCGTCACCCAAAACGAGATGACGGCTAACAAAAAAAGCGCTATTTTAACAAATAGCCTCTTAGTCATTGTGTGGCTCATAATAGTTAAGCGCACGCTTGCTATCGCCAAAACCTGCCGTGGTAGGGTCTGGAACGATGTTTAGGACGTTTGCGATTGTCAAACCGATAAGATAAGGGTTAGATGCAAACTTGGCAAGCAAGCTGAATACAGCCCCCCAACTTGTCAGATCTTGGAAATTAAGCCCGAAGTATGTCAAAATCGGCAAAGCGATGGCGAGAGCCAAGCGGGTCATAAATGCTTTATTTTTAAGCGTAAAACGTACAGACCAGTTGATTTTATTCATATTTTAGTTCCTCACTTCTAAATAATTATATTTGGTAAAAAGGCTATCTATGCGCCCGTTTCCACCAAGTTTCTTGTAGTTCTCGTGCATTCTATGCACAATATCAGACTCATGTACAGTGGTGTACCCTCGGTTGATTGCAACAGTCATATCACGCTCTAACCGTAGATACATTGTGACTAAATGAGCCTCGTCGTGGACGATTAGCTTGTCATTAACCTCACTAATCTTTTTGTTATTGTCCTCTCCCACTTCTCGGATATCATTGACTGAGTGCTGGATTGCTCCAAGTTCGTCCTTTAGCTCGTTAAACTGTTGTTTATTGAGATTGCCAGACCTACCAGCAAGCAATCCAAACCAGCTGGAAACGATGAGTCCGATTGTAGGGCCTAATTGAGATATTTCGTGTATGACCCTCTCAAATACATCAAGCCATGTCATAGTCCCTCCTTTTTAGTCGATCCGTGGCATAACCATAGTAAGAGTACCTTGACGTAGCATATCCTCTACCTTTTGGGATTTATAAGAATATCCTTCTGACTCTTGCATTACAAATGTGAATAAGGTCAAAGTATCTTTAGGCCATTTCGGATTCGTATCAAATGGATAAGGCATTGCTACAACATCACCGTTACTGTATCGTTTCCCTGCAGTAAGCGGTTTTGCTACTGAAGCAATTTTCTTATACGTAGAAGCGATCATACCATCTTTTGTTGTGACTGCAAATGCGACAATGATATCCATAGCACTGTCGATACCTGCGATCTGCTCTTGGACCTTATCAATCTTCTCATTTTCAGCTTTACGAGGGAAATTGATATCATAGTGCTTTTGCATTGCTTGCTGATACAACTCAGCATTAGGTAAGTCGATTACAGACTCGTCCAAATATACATGGACTATAGACCCGACATCATCAACAAGAATAATATGAGTTTTCTTACTATTAGTCGAGTCGTAGTCCAAAGATTTCGATTTAAATTCTAGTTTAGACACTTAAATCTCCTTTCCTAAAATAGTTATTATAGTGGGTACCTTAGTTAGTTCGGCGAATTAAATCATGACAGTTAGTTGTCCGAGATAAGTTACACCATTATGAGTAGCTAGTGCGTGAAATGTTCCCGTGTCCTTATTAACCTGGACGTGTATATTACCATCACCACCATTGATACCCCAACCTGCGACTACAAACATGTAGGATTGGGGCGCTTTAAAGATATCTAGTGGTATATTGGCAAATGGAATATTACCACCATTACCTACAAAATTAAATCGAACAGATAAGACGTCTCCAACACGCTTATAGAATGAATCTTTAAATCCAGCAGGCGTCCAATCTGTCGTTTTAACAAGGCCTGGGTTATCTGTAAATACAAATTCCTTCCATGGTGAAGGCTTCCATTCACGACCGTTATTGTAATACCTCAGGAAGTGGCGTCCTTGACCAAAATCAGTAAAGAACTGAGCACCTTTCCAAGTATCGAGCCAGTAATTTTGAAATAGTCCCCATTGACCATTCTTACCTATTGGGTGATCTGCATGACGATTATCACGCCAATCTATAGTAGTAGCTTGAACATTCCATGGTTGGTTCCAACCTCCTCTATTCAACATACCATTATTTTGAGTAAGTTGATATTGTTGTATAGGTTTACCATTGGTATAAATATCTCCAGCAACATCTAATGCTCCACGCTCACGGATTTTGTTAATCCCAACGCCAGAACGGTCATAAGAGAAGACTACACTTTCCGTGGCTACGTTGACAGTAAACTCTGTGCGTGTAAATTTGTCTTCTAGCGCACCGATAACTACCCATGACTGATTAGCTAGATAATTACCTGCAAGGTTGGCTTGAGAGTTGACTAGTGAGCTAATACTTAACCATGTACCACTTGCTGGCCCATTATCTGGAGTGTAAGCCTCGGTACCGAGTCTTGCCACTTTAAATGTGAGCGTCATGGTATTTTTTTGAACACCATTGATTGATAAAGGTGCGACCTTGGCATTTCTGGTAACAGTTAGCATGCTAGACGTCGAGCCAGTTCTAGCAATGCTAAAGCTCAAAGCAGGTGCAAAGTATTCAAGTACTTTTACCTGGATATCTTTCGCATCCGACCAACGCCCACGGCTATCAACTACGCTAGCTCTGACAGTGACGTTACCACTGTAGTTCATGATGCCCAGAGTCCCACCGTTGATATTGGTAGCTTGGTTCTTCCCAAGAATTTCAGCACGGTATCCAGTGATGGTTGATCCGTATGACCCACTTGCCCCACTGAAAGCCACCTTGATATTAGAGATGACCTGAATAAATGTATTGGTGTTTGGTACCACATTTTGAGCAGCTGTATTAGAGTCTGACAAAGAAAAAGCTGAAAAAGTTGGTTTGATGCTAGCTGGGACACTTGCTGTAAGCGTAACTGACTGCGTCCCTGTCCTAGTCCCTCCTGAGTAAGTATCGACGTAGATTGTCCCTGCACCTGTTATTGAGTCTGGGATGTCATTAGCAAAATCAAGAGGAATTACCCATGTGGCACTTGTATCTACGTCACTTGCTATCGTTCCTTGCTTGTTGCCCCAGTGATAGCGGATAGTATGCTTAAATCTAGGGTTTTGACGGCTGATATTGATAGTAATCGGGCTGCCAATAATACCAGCACCAACACTAACAGAGCTTGATCTTGGGATAGTCGTTAGGGTAAATGAGTTACCCCCGATGGACAACGTTCCTGGAGACCACCCACCGCTACCACTAAAACTAGCAGACAGCCCAAATGACTTAGAACCATCTGCATTGTGTCCTACTGTGATAGTCTGATCTATCAGCCAGATAGTTGAGTTGTAACTAGTCATGTTAGGGCTGCCCGTCCAATTCAAGCGTCGTCCGTCCAAGTCTACCCATGCAGAGCAACTGTATTGAGCGAAGGCTGTAGTAGTATTTAACAAAGCCAATCTGACCCTGACCTGACTGCTGTTGTTCTGTGTATTTTGAGATACTTGGTCAACCCATAAACGGATGCGGTATCCTCTATCATCATTAGACCAAAATTCTGCCATTAGTTGCCTCCTACATATCTAATTACATTCATATCTGGATTGATGTGGTATTGCTCCTCTCTGAACCGTCCGATTTGTACAGTTTTTGAGAAAATACCATTTTCAATGTGAATGACCCCTTGAGAAATATACATGACCTCAACACCAGCCGAAAACATCGAGATGCGCCCGTTTGGGTTAAACATCAGGCTAGAGCTTCCGTCATTCTTACCAATAACAAGGCCCTCATTTGATGAACTCATGTAGGTATCAAGGAAATTCCAACGATCAGACAGCTCTCCAAGGTCTTTAGCTATCGTAGAAACACGCTGACTAGCTGAGATAAGGTCTTTTTCTGCCTGAGCCCGTGCCGTCTCATTTGATTTGACAAAGTCCTGATAGGCTTTAACCCAGTTGTCAAGTGTGTCAGCGCTTGCCTTGGCCTCTAATTCTGCTTGGATGATCCCAGTTTTTTCGCTCAGAGCATTAAGCTGATCCTGAGTCAATGCATGGTCTGCTTTTGACTCAATACGTGTCTTGATTTCTTGTAGCTGAGTTTCATCGATAGCGCCTTTGTCCCCTTTATCCCCTTTGGGCCCAGGGTCTCCTTTAGGTCCAGGGTCCCCTTTAGGCCCTGGTGCACCTATTGAGCCATCAAGTGCGTTGATAAGCGTTAACTGGTCAGATGCCACCTCTTTGTTATCAATCCAAGCCGATACATTTAGGACAATCTTCTGATTGATTTCAGAGGCTTTGACAGTATATCTAGCACTAGTGGACTTGATTTCACTATCTACGGTCCATCTCCAGCCACAATCTACGACTTTGTTGCCTTTTAACAAGGTAGGGGTCACAATAGACTGGCCTTGCCCATTTTTAAAGACTGTACCGTTGTCTGTAGCAAACTTGATGGTATATGGTCGAGCCTCCTCAATAAGCCTATCTAGCTGTTGTTGGATACCTTGAGATAGCCGATTTTCAAGAGCTTTAGCATTTGAGAAAGTAGTCTTGTTATTCTGTGGGCTAGTAAAGCTGATAGTCTGCTCTGACACTCGCATTTTAAGCAACAGAGTAGGGCTAAAACCATCATCATATACGTGTACTGTGTCGCCTATATCGAGATCTGCAAAGCCCTCGGCTTCGTAAGTAACAGCTGGGTAGCAATTCTTTTTTAGTTCCCTATAGGCAGCAGAACGAATAACCTCAGGATTTGAGCTTTCTACCGTCATATCCTTTCTGATCCACTGGTCAAGTCCACCTGTTGAGTGGGTAAACGTTGACGGGAACATCTGCATAGATAGAGGAGCGTATAGCGCCGCTCCCGACTGGTAAAACTCACGTTCACCCTTTGCATTATTGACAGACCAGGAACCAAGGCCAGAGATGTTGATAACATTGCCTTGGTCATCTCGCCCTGTCGGTACAACAAGGTTGTAGATGTTGGTTTTATCTACAGTTCGTTTGATTGTTTTGAGGTTTTTGCCATATTTCAAGATAGTAGGGCTAACTCGCCCTACTCCTTGATGTGTATCATCGTTCTCATGGTAGACATTGACGATGAATGACTTAATGGAGCTATCTGCATTGAATTTGATATCAAATTCAATCTCTGCCCCAAATTTATTAGCTAAGCTAAGTAGTCGGTTGAGTTTTGTGTCTGTGCCTTCCCACTCAGCAGAGATTTTCTTAGTGGATACCTCATTTACTCCTATTTTAAGAAAAGTAAAGTTGAGCAAATCCATGGCGTTGCAGTATTCTTCAAAAGTCATGGATTTAGGAGACTTATAAGGGTTTGCATACTCATTGATAAGTTCAAGGTTTAGATTGATACCGTAACACTTGATAACTTGCTCATTCTCTTCGACCTTGCGGATCGTATGCAAGTAATCCTTACCTTTGTATCTAAACGATACAAAGGCCTTTTCGTTGAGGTAGTTATAGGCTTTTTTCTGGCCAGTGTCCGAGGTGATAGCCTTTTTAAAGACGGTAAAATCAAAAGTACTAGACCCAGTGTCCAGATATCTTGTCCAGGTATCGTTGAAAAAGTTCAGAGTGCCTTGTTTTGAGTTGTCAATAAAGGCTACTTTCCTCAATCCTGAGTCATGTATTGTTAATAACATAGCTATAGATACCTTTCTCTAAATTCTACTTTCACCGACGGCTTGACCCTTGCCCAGCTCGAACAATAAACCTCTAGTTTACTGTTGCCAGGAGGGATAGTGATGAAATTTGAGCCGTGGACAATGTCCATCACTCGCTCAATCCCATCAACGATAACCGTGTCATTCTCACAATCTAAAATCACATTTGATCCCATCGGGTAGCGGTTTGGGACATCTCTGGTTGCACTAACAAAATCCTTTTGATAGTAAATGCTATCAAGGTACATGTGAGTTACTAGAGGTTTATTACCAAGTGCTCCAAAAGCCACATGGATTTTAGCTGACTTTCTACCTTTAATTTCGGGGATCGTAAACGTGTTATATCCACCCCACCAAAAAACAGTGACCTGATCATCATTGCGTTTGATATCAGACCATCCCCTGGGCTCATTGAATGGGTTGTGATAATCCCAATGCGTCCCTGTAAAACTCCACTGCTTAACCATGTTGTAGCCACCTCTACCGTTGCTAGCCATGAAGTTATACTCACAACCTAAGCCGTTATACCGTTTGAACGTCTCAACTCCATACAAAAACTGTCCCTGGTCGTCAGAGACAGTCAGTTTGATAAAACCAAACTCGTTGGCAGCGCCAAGCCAAAAAACCTGCCTCCACCAGATATAGTCATTAAGAGAGCCAGTAGCTCCTGAGCTATCTGCTGGGATTGTCCAGCTCAAAGAGCCTGCATTGTTTGGTTGAGGTCCACTACCTCGACTAGTCAAGGCTAAATGTGGACGTCCCCAAGCATTATCAATCCCGACGGTACCTTTTAAATTTTGACTTGTATCATTCAAAACAGCTACATTCTTTTGGGCCTGCGATAGACCTGTTGTGATTTTGCTATCTCGATAGTCAAATAGCACCTCAGAACGTCTGTACTGCTCTGTATCGGCTTCCTCACGGTCTCCGACCTCTAAGGCCCCATTTACATTAACAAGACCGATGTATCCGTTCTCTGAGTTGTTTTTAACAGTGATTACAGGGACTGCATCATCATTGCCATTGTTGATAAGGTCGAATGTGATCTTGTCACCTGATGCCGTCCCATTTTCAAATCGTCGATAGGTTGAGCTATGAGCTACACCATCAGGGATAAGGATTTCAAACTCCCCTTTTTGGAACCAACGGGTTACGTTGTCCATATTGACAGAGCCAGAGATCAAGCCCATATAGTACTTTTCTGGCTCGTCACTGATGGTTATTTTAACTGCCTCATTGGTCTTGAAGACACCAGCCAGCGTGTGCTTGGCTTGCTCAAGGCTCACACCATCAGAAAACTGCATGGCAAACTTAACCTTGATGATTTTGGGCCCAGTTCTCACTTCTTGCAGATTAACTCCCAACCGTGGGGCATTATTGGTAGTGATTGACCTTTCATTCCCCACAGGTCGGATGATTTCAATTATGCGGATGACCTTTGAGAGGTCAAATCCATTGAAAATTATAGTGTCATTGTTCATCGAATTATCCCTCTCATCATGTTATCCAGCATTAACTTGTCATTTTGGAAGTTAGTCATAGGAGCCCCGATTTTAGCAACCAGAGTACCATCATCAAGCATCAAGTTGACTGGACGCTTAACAGCCTCCTCAGCCACTTCTAGCGCTCTAGTGAGAGCTTTGTCCGATTGCTCTCTAATCACTTCAATCTGGCTTGTCTCAGCACGTTCTGTGCGTGATTTAAGCTTGAATTGGCTTGATAGGGTGCTACTGCCAAGACCTAAGAGATCCTCAACGCCAAATTTAAACGCTGACATCTCTCTTTGTACATAGGCTAGGCTATCAGTTACATCAGATGCATTCTGCTCGATACCTACAGCGATACCTTGAGCGATATAGCGTCCGACATTGTCCCTAAACAGCCGTGATGGACTATGGATCTTAGCCTTAGCTTGAGCTGCACGCTCAGCCTGTGCCACAAGAGCGTTGGCTGCCGCTGTAACAGCTCCGAGAGCTGAATACATACCCTGGGCCAAACCTTGGCCAATCATGGCACCAATCCCTACCATCATGCCAGCGCCTGCTGCCGCTGTAGAACGGATTGCGTGGATCATTGCTGACATTGCAGCAGTTGCAGAACCGATACCAGAACGGATACCGTTGGTTATACCATTAGTAACTCCACGTCCTGCTTGTTGGCCTGCTTGAGTCATTTGGACCGCTGACATTCTTATAACCATAACAATCTGCATCATGCTACTAGTAACTGACACTACCGCTTGCATCATGCTAGAACGGATTACAGACTCTACTCTTGACATGCCAGACATAGCGGCAGATGCCACTTGAGACATTGCTGCCGTCATCACCGCCCCTAGCTGTCCAAACATAGTACCAGACGTTGCCAGCGATGAACCAAGGCTCATAAAGGACGCTTGCATAGACTGTACAGACGCATTGACAGCCGTACTAGTAGATAAGAACGACGTTAGAGATGATACAACCGAACTCAGCACGCTCTGAATGCTAGCCAACACTGAGCCGAACATAGTTAGGCCTGATGTTGCCGTTGTCATTCCAGCATTAAAACGGGTGAAACTGCTTGTCATCTGTGTGAACATCGGCACAGCACCAGAAAGTGTTGATCCAAGAGTTGAGAAGCCTTGAGCAAACGTACGGATGCCAGACGCTGACGAAGCAGAGGCGGGGGCTAGCTGTTGCATTGCAGTTGCTACTAATGGCAGGCCAGTTGTTAATCTGGACACCATGCTTGCAGCTATCTGCATACCGCTCCCCATTTGTGAGAATACTGCGCCAACGTTTCTGCCACTAATTTTGTACATGACTGTATCCAGTTTGTCCAAATCGGCACGGAAGCCGTTAAGGTTCCCTCCAGCAGAAGCAGCGCCAAGTCCGAGGACCGCTGCAGCAACTGCACCGATACCAGCAGCTGCTTGCAAACCGTGGTCTCCTGCCAGTTTAACACCCTCACCAAACAGCTTAAAGCCTTGACCAGCGTCCTTGATAGCCTCACCAATCGACTTGATGACACCAGATACACCATCTAAGATACTCTTGACTGCATCACCAAAAGCACGAATGACATCTGCTGCTCCCTCAAATACAGATTTGACGGAGTTCCCAAATGCCTCGATGATTGGAGCTACAGGAGTGAGAGCACTCTGGATAGCAGAACCAACACTAGTGAATAGGTTTGATAAGCTATCAATGATTGGAGCAATCTGACCAACCACACTAGCGAATGCCTCAGCAATAGATGATACCGCTGAGCCAATAGCTGATGCCACCTGTGCCACTGCTGGCATTACTGGGACTAATGCCTGGACAATCTGCACAATGGCGTTAGCGATAATCTGAGCGGTAGTAGTAAACACATTACCTAGCGTTTCAATGATAGGGGCTACTGCCTCTAGCACTGGCGGTAAGTTCGTCATGATGATCTGAGCCACTTGGACTATCGTGTTTCCGATTGTCTCGACGATTGGAGCAAATGCAGTCACGATTTGAGCGATACCAGATGCTATGGATTGTACAGCGGTACCTACAGTCTGAATGATAGAGCTGAATGCTGTACCAAATGCATTGACCAGCATTGATAGCTGAGGGGCTACTGTCCCGACTGCTACAACCACATCTGCGATTGCAGCGCCTACAGCACGGATAACGGGCACAAAAGCCTGAACAGCTGGGGCAATAGTAACAAGCGCCTTGGCGAATGCGTCGATGATTGAGCTTGCGATGGTAGCAAATGCTTGTCCTACTGACTCAATCACGCTACCAATACCTTGCAAGATTTTAGCGATGCCCTCGCCTTGCATACCAGCCAGAGCCATTGCCGCACCTACAGCTAAGATAGCAACGGAGAGCGCAAGGATAGTAGCAGGATTAACCATAGATAACCCTTGCCCAATTCCTCTGAATGCGGCACCTATACCTTGTCCGATACCTCTAGCAGCGGCAGCCACACTTTGACCCAGACTGCGAATGACATTTACAATGCCATTGCTTGCACTTCGGACAACAGATTGTACTCCACTGATCCCAGTAGTAGCATTTTTTTGAAACATCCCAAAAGGATTGAATGATTTCAGGAAGTTAAAGGCCTTGAAGCCAGCAATCAGGCCTACTAGACCACCAGCGATTGCTTGGATAACGCCAGTCGGCAATGATTTTACGAAGTTAGCAGCCATTGTAGCAGCCTGAGATAACCACTTGACGACTGTGCCAAGAGCATTGCCTATCGTTGTTAGCACGTTTGAAGCTGTTAGACTTTCCCATACATGGCCCAGAGCTCCAGCAATACTTTTGATTGCTCCAGCAAATGCTGAAACAGCTCCTGTATTAGCGAATGCAGACCAGAAGGTTTTAATTTTTGAAACAACGTTAGAGATGGCATTGCTAATGTTTGAGATGATGGCCTCGATATTGATACCATCGAAGAATTTGCCTAGACCTTCTGCCATCTTGTCAAAGTTGATTTTGCCAAGGGCGTCAGATAAGGCGTTTACTGCTTTGATCCCGAATGAGTTCAGTTTCTCAAAGACAGGCATTAGTTTGTTAGCTAGACTTTCTTTTGCTCCGTCGATTGCCTGGTCAACCGTCTTGAACTCTGTAGCCATTTTCTGGAATGCATCAGAGTTACCTGCTCGGTTCATAGCATCGAAGAAATCTTCAGTCTTGATTTTCCCGTCTTGCACAGCTGATACTAACTCGGCTGTGGACATACCCATCTCTTTAGCTACTGCTGCCATACCCGCTGGGGCTTGCTCCATCATAATCTTGAAGTCCATCCAAGCCACTTTAGGCTTACTTGCCATCTGTGTCGCTTGAGTGGATAGTGATTTCATAGCCTGTGCTGGGTTTTCTGCTGATGCAGCAAGTCCACCAAAGGCCTTAACTAGACTACCAACATTTTTAGTACCAACAGCATCAAGCTGTGAGTAGGTGCTAGCCATGTCAGAGGCTGAGTAGATGGTCTTAGTAGCAAAATCCTGCATCTCGGCTTTAGCTGCCTTGATTTCATCAGTTGACCGACCAAAAGCCTGTAGGTTCCCCTCGAAGGTCTTCCATGCTTTCTGTGATCCATTAAGCTCAGAGGCCATATCACGGATACCGCCAGTAATCGTACTGATACCAGCCGTTAATGCTGAGCTAATTAAGTTAGCACCGAGTACTGACTTAAATACAGACCCAGCTTTTGAGCCTGCGCTTTCGAGGCCACCAAATAAGGCTTTGAGCTTGCTGACGCCAGACTTGGCATCAGAGCTATCCATATCAACCTTGATAGTAACCGAACCATCTGCCATTGTGTACCTCCTTTCTCTGATTAGTAGTCAAATTCTTTAGGTAGAGCGTACTCTTTCTTGAGTTCTTTCATACTCTCCTTGTACTTCTTGCTGTCGCCTTTTTGGGGCTTGTAGGCCCTTATTTTAAGCACCTCAGCAAACTTTGTGTCACTAGGTAGCCCATTTAATAGGGCGTTGAATTTTTTCCAGTGTAGGCTGTTCTGTGCATCCATCAAGTCGATACCATAAGCCTGCAAAAATGATGCGTAGATGTACTCAGCATCATACTTCAAGCTAAACAGACGCTCTCCGTCCTCAGACTGGGATTGTGAGCGTATTTTGCTCTTAATTGGATTGCCAGCTAGGTCTAACACTGGAGCTGTGTCTTTCACTGGGATTATTCGGACGTGTTCCTCAAATATCATCTTAAAGATCGCTGTTGCCTCTTCTGGCGATAACTTAGAGGTAAAATCTACGCCCGTGAAAATCTGAATAGCCAGATAAGGCTTGTAGATATCCTCGATATCACCATCATTGATTAGCTCCACTACCTTCAAAACCTTGTTGAAGGCAATATTTAGCGGATACACATCATCACCAAGGACCAACTCATCTGTTAACTTCCTTGATAGATCCAGCATGTTAGTCACCTAGATACTTTTTGAGTGCGTCCACGTTGTTGCGTTGTTCCCACTCGTTTACAACACCTGCGATTGTCTCAAGTAGGTAAGCCATAGCGTCTACTGTAGACTCTCCAGAAAATGCGTAGACTTTATCATAAGCCTCAGCACCGAATAGAGCAGTCCAGGACTCTTTGACCATGCCCTGCAAGGCATCAAGAGCATTGTTGTCAGCTTTTTCAGCCAACTCTCCGCCCTCTTTTTGCAATTTCTTGCCGACTTCTTCCATTTTTCGGATGCTTGAGTCATTTGATACAAACTCAAGAGTAAAATCGCCAAACTCTACAGGGATAATATTGTTACGCTTTTTAATTACTACCATTTTGTTATTCTCCTACTAATCAAAAATAAAAAGGGGAGCGTTAGACTCCCCTTTGAGTTAAGTTATTAGCCCACAACAGCAGACTCTTTAGGTGCAGAGTTCCAGCTGATAGTAGCTTCGAATGCTTCATATTCAGAAGCCTCACCGCCACCGATCTTGATATCTGAGACAGTAGCTACGCCGACTTTTTGAGTCTTGCCATCTGCTTCAACCACTTTGAACCAAAGATTACGATCATCACCAGTTTTGAGCTCTTTAGATGCAATGAGCGCTTGAGCTGCATCCTCACGGATGTAGTCGCCCTCAAAGCTGTAACCTTTTTTAACAGATGTAACAACGGTTTTCTTGGTACCGTCACCGTTGTAGTACGCAACGTCATCTGTTTCTTCGTCGTTTTCAACTTCTGCAGTGGTTACCCCATCTGCAAGCCATTTCCAAGCGTCGCCTGTTGGCTCAGTAGCTGCACTGTCTGCTGACCATTCGGCAATAAAGTGCTTGCGTTTGGCATTTTTTAATTTTGGCATTTAATTTCCTCCATTTGTTTCTAATTTTGCTGTTACGTCCAGCATATAAATATAAAAGCCTTGTTCGTCACGGTCATTAAGAAATGGCTGTGAGACTTCAAGGCCCATGAATTGATACGAATTGTTTTTACTTGGTAGTTCAAGGTTGAAATCAGCAAGAGCATGATTGATGGTCCACAGGATAGAGCTGGTTTTTTCGTGGTCAGTCGTTTTGATCGCCACCTCATAAACCAAACTGATTAGCTGTTTACCATTCATATACTCCTTTTCGACCTTGCCACCAGGTAGTGGATATAACACTAAGCCCTCACGCTCTGCTAGATAATCTAGCTTACAAGGCAGAGGTAGGCCTAGCGTGTTGATGTGGTCTCTTAGGACCTTTGAAAAATCATTATTACTCATGCCTTCACTCCCATTGCTCTTAGTCCTACTTTGCCCCAATCTTTCACATGGATAGCTGAGGCTTTAAGGTCCCACCGTTTGCCAGTGCCTGCTGTTGTGTATTTTCTAAATACAAAACTACGATGCTTGTTGTAGCTGGAGCCGTAAAATTGAGCTCTAGCATACGGCCCAGGGTATCGGATACTGTCTTTTAAAACAGACCCGCTACCGCTAAGTTCTCCATCCTTTCGAGGGATAAAACGAGCCATATCACTTTTCATCTGGCTAGCAATCGCTAACTTACCCTTAGCTAATGCTGTGGGGGATACCTTGTTTTCAATCCCTTTAAGGTCAACTTTTACAGATACACCAACTCCCATCAGATGCACTCCACTTCATAACAGAATATCTTGCCATTGTGCGGATGACTGACAGGGATCACTGTTGTCACTCTGTATTCTCGCTTGCCATCGTTTACGATAGCATTCTCAAAGGTTTCATCTAGGACTATAGGGCAATACTTTGGATACACGAATAAGACACTAGGTCTAGACGCTGTGCGGTTGTTCTGTGTGCCTTGAGTTTGATATTTCCTATCAAATCTAACAGGTTTGAGGGTAATCGGGGCATCTAGTGTCACTTTGCCCCACCCATCTGTCTCGCCTGTCTGCTTCTGGATCGTCACAGCATCGACTAGCAGACGCTTGTCAATACCTGTCATAACCCACCCCCCTGTAGCCAAATCCTGCTCCTTTCAGAGTATTCAGAGCATCAAGTGATAGGTTGTACCTAGCACTTTCCAGAGATGTCTTAGAGCTATCCTTATAGCTCACAGAGGTACGCCCAAGCGATACGCTAGACACTGACTGCTTATCATCAGCTGTCATGATGCCACTAGCGTCCAAATAGGCCACCTGGTAAGCTGTAGCCAACTTAACCGCTTGTTTCCTTGGTTTATAATCTCTTTCGAAATCTACAGTACTGTAGAAATTGCCTGAAAAGAGATTGATAACCGCCTCAGCCCTCTTTTCTAACTTCTCAAAGTTTTTAACATCATCAAATCCAAGTTGTTCAAATTCGTTTTGAGTTAAATAAGCGATAATAACCACCTCCAATTAAAAAAGGCGGGGTTATTTATCCGCCTTTGCTTGTTTTTCTTCCTTATCAACACGTTCAAAAAACGGGCTGAGTTCTGGATGCGAGAGCTCACCTTTGGCATTGAGCTCATCTGCTGACTTGACATCCATGTCGTATTCAACATCTTTGTCGTAGTTTTGTTCATGGCCGTCGATAAGAAATACGACGTTTGATGTAGCTTTATATTTAGCCATTTAGTTTATTCCTCCTCGTTACCTTTTTCTAAAAGGGCTGTAAGATCCTTTTTAGTAACTTTCCCCTCTGGAAGTGGAATAGAACGCTCTTCAAGAAGGGCTTTCAATTCATCCATGGTCATTTTACTGTAAGGGTCAGAGACAGAGTCTTTTTCCTCTTTCTTCTCCTTGAACCCATCAGCAATCAATTGAATTTCAAGTTCACTGCCCTCCTGAACAGTGTAGACTTGATTGTCTTTCTCGTACTTCTTCATGTTTCACCCCCTATTAAGCTGATTTATGAGATACATAGACACCATCTTTTTTAGTGTCCAAGACAAAAAGGTCGTGATAAAGACGGTTTTGGTACAGATAGCCATCCCCTTCTGTATGTTGACCAGGAGCGAATAGATAGATTGAGTTGAATTTAGCCTTTGCAATAACTGCTGGCTTAGCAACGATCAAGAAATTGATATCTTTACCATCTGACGCTTTGACAAAACCTGTCGTAAAGTCAAACTTAGTCTTGAAACGTGCATCATCCCAAACTTCGATGATTTGAACTCCATCAAGTGAAGTAACACGGGTGTCAATGCCTTGAGGTGATGTAGCAGCGATTGAGCGTGTGAAGTCTTTAGAACGTTCTAGGAAGTCCATTACTTCACTTGAAACGTACATAACGATATTTTGGGCACCGTATTTACGAACTGGCAAAAGGGCAGATTTCAAGCGTGAGTAGATGTTCACTTCTGACAAGTCAGTTTCAGACTTGAAGTGTGTACCTGTGATAGCTTCTGTTGCGAGTTTAGAAAAGCGGTAAGCGTCAACTTCTGGAGTTGCGTGCTCAGTGATGAATGTGTTAGATACGTTGGCAGCTGAAAGCTCTTGGTTTGTTTCGTCTACGTCTGCTTTGTCTACAAAGAACTCAACGTCACGGTCAAAACCGAGAGTGTAAACTTTCTTGTCGTTTGAAACAGTCCCAGCATTGTAGCCCTTAGAGCGTGTGTGTGCCTTATAGCCTGTTACAGAGATCGTAGGTAATTCAAACGATTTAGCGCCCAACCAGTCTACCCGTGGTGTTTCCAAAATGCTTGTAAGGGCACCTTGCATCAATTTCTTTTCAAACGTGCCCTCGTGTTTAGTGATGTAGTTAATTGTCATTGATTATTCTCCTATCAATTTGTTAGTCCTAATGCCTTCATAAAGGCATCTTCTCGATTTGTTTCAGCCGTTGGATTGCCTCCGACTGAGAACGTTGGTTTCTTCTCCTCAGCTTGCTCTGCGTGACCAAATTGAGGATATTTCTGCAATACTTGGCCGATAGCATCCTCAATAGATACCTCATCTGTCACCAAGCGAGCAGATAGAGTGATGACATCGTCAACAGACTCAGCATTTACTCCCAAAGTCAGAGCTGACAGTTTTGCTTCCAGGTTCTTTTTGTCCGACAAAGCAAGTTCTAGCTCTTTCTCTTTAACAGCAAGCGCCTCTGACCGTTTTTCAGCCTCGCTCTTTTGTGAGTCTTTCCACTCTTTGAGTTGTTGAAGTCCTTCTTTAGCACTCTTGAAATTTTCAAACCCTAGGTCTTTGAAGATTTTCTCTTGTGCTTTCTTGGCCTCTTTAGCGACAAGACCAGTCACTTCTTCCTGAGTGAATGTCTTGATAGATTGCTCTTGAGTTTGTGACTCAACGGTTTCTCCAGCATTTACTGACTGGTCAGTTTGTGTTTGAATGTCTTCCGCCATTCTTAAATTCCTCCTAAAATTAGGTATTATCTTCCGTTCTTTACCGACTGCGGATAAAGTCAAGCAAAAAACCGCATGGGATTCCATACGGTTTATAGTGGTTTATATTGGTTTTCTAGTAGTCTATTCCTACCAGTCAAGATGTCGGATCACCTCCTTATCTGAAAGTAAACCACGACTTTTTACGTGGCTTCTTGAGCCCCTGGATATCTTTCTCAATCTCATCAAATCGGCTGTTAGTAACTTTTACATTTTGTGAACTGATTTTCTCTAATCTATCCACAATGTTCCACAGCTGATTGTTTTGGCTGATTAAGTAATCCACAGCACACTCCAAATTCCTCAATCGATCATATAGCTCACGCTTTTTCTTGATGCGTTTGTTCATTAGCTCTCCTTTCGGGCATAATAAAAACGCCTAGATTGTTCTAAGCGCTAGTTTTAGATTTTCTCATAGAAAAATATCTCTCTGTAAGCTGTCGCTTATTTAATTCTAACTCGAATGCTTTAGCCTCATCTAATGAAAGCAAGTCAAGCGTAATACTTATGTTCAGTAATTGTTCATCAGTAAACTCTGAAAAATCTATAGGTTTTTCATCCAGATTTAAAGAGTCAACAAAGTTTAGAGCCTCTGATAATTCCATAATATCACTCCTCTCTTAAATTCATTTCTAAGACAATGCCACCTTTGTTTTCTTTCATACTAATTATATCATATTTTGCGTTTCTTGGTATGATAATTTCGGACTCGACGTCATTATCTGTAAAGTATATTTTACTATCCTTTGGAATGTTGATAATTGTTTTAACGCCTCTAGTTTTGAAAAAGTTATATTTGGGGATATAACTGGTTGATGTGTAAGCGGAATTGCTGAAAGTTGCCTCGCCAGAATTTAGCATATCAGTTACACTGTCATATTTTTTTAATAGTTCGGCATTGCTGGTAATTATTGATTTAAAATAACTACCATCATCAAAGCGACTAACTTTTATATTTTTCAGTGTTTTATTTCTTTCAATAACTCTATCAAGCGTTGAGACCACTTTGCTTTCTTCTTTGCTGAGTGGGATGACTCCATTACTTCTGAGAGCTCTATTAATATCAAAACTCCTATTTGTGGCTATATAGCCCATACTGTCAAAGTCTGGAGCATAGATAACCTTACGCTCTGATTTAGTGATTTTCCCACCTACTTTCTTAAATGCAGGTATTTCATCTTCTTTGATGTAATGATATTCTGACATCTTCTTCCTGAGCTTTACTTCTTTTTGAGCTTGAGAAAATGGATCATCATAGTATTTCTCCCTAGCATAATCACGATGTAGAAACGGATGCTGGCTGATATAACCTCTCAGCGCTCCTTGTTGGATCCTAACCTTGCTCTTGTACTTGTCTATGAGCTCCTTATCGCCTAGTTTCTCTGCTACATGCAGATACTCCTTGGATTGTCTGATAGATCGCTCTAGGGCTCTCTGTTTGGCCTGTACGTTTGCGTTTTCTATTGCTTGCTCTGGAGTCAAGTCTCTTAATTCATCAGGCAAATCAGGCTTGTAGTTAGCTCCTGGGATGTATGGTGTCATCTCATGAGTGCAGTTAATCCCTTGACAACCTGCTGGATGTCCGTAACCATAATCAGATAAAGCTAGGATCTTCTCACCTTGTTCAACCCTCGCCTCTCCTAGCGTGACAATTTGGTGCTGCAAAGGTGCGCACATCTCTCTTGCTGTGGCCTTTTTGTGATAGTAAAAGGTGTCTATTCCTAATTCAAGAGCTGGAGCTGTATTAGCCTCACGATAGACACGCCATGCAGTCGATTTAATAACCTGTCTAGCATACGTGTCAGCTCTCCAATTCTTCCCTTGGCTATCTGTGAAGCCATAAAAACCCTTTTTAGCCCATTTCATGACTGTGTCGGAGATAGCTCTGTCTGATGTGGCTAACCCTGTGATGACTTTGGCTACACTCTCCTCGACAATGGATTGATAGACCTTTCTCACGCTCATTGGTAACGTAGTATTGATGAGATTGTCAATATCGAACATAGTCTGATTGACATAAGATGACAGTTTAGCTTGTATTAGTGAGTTATCCACAAAACTGCCACCGTCAAGAGACTCTAACAGCTGTGTCTTGGTGTCCTTGTAGACTTGATACCCCTCGTTTTGGATGACATATCTCAGCTGTTCCTCGGCAATGCCAGAATACTCAGCAATGAGCTTGACATTGTCATTGTTCAGCATGCCCATCTCATTCATTTTTTCAAGCTGCCAAATGTACGGATTATCATCAAGACTAGCAGACCCACGCTCTTTTAGTCGATCTATGACCTGGTCAAACAGATCCAGAGATAGCTGATGATAGATATCCGCAACGTTGCTAGCATCAAGCATTAATTGCTGATCATTTAGCTTGATCGGTTTCTTCTTGTCATCAGCCATCTAATTACTCTCCATACATTTCAACATCCTCAGGGCTACGCTCGGCGTTGGCTTCGTCCAGTGTGTTGCCGTCTATTTCGTCCTTGATTTCCTTGGCCTTTTTAGGCGTAACATTGAGCACTTTCTCAATGGCCATGACGTCGGTACCAAATCCAGCGTTAACCACTTTGATCCAGTAATCAAGCTCAGCGTTTCGGTCTGTGAAGACTCCATCATCGAGGTTAATGCTGATCTTGTCCATTGTTGGGATATTGCCCTTGTATAGTCCATAAGCAGTAGCAAGCTCGATCATTGAGATGATGAGCTCTTTCAAAGACTGCTCAACCAGTGAGACAATACTGTTACGCATTTGGTAGGTGTCTGAGTTCTCACTGACAATCTCTGTGGCAGTCTTCATTGATTTTCCATCAAAGCTAAACATACCAGCCGATACGCCTATCTGCATCTCAAACAACGCAAGGCCCTCGTTAATAGCCTTGATATAGTCATCTGATCGGATAGGAGTGGTTAGGTCTGTGATGCCTACGCCTTTGTCCATGTCGCCTGAGTCAAACTGTTCATAGATATTTTGGCCAGCCTCAAATTCACGCTTGACAGTGACCTTTTCACCGACTTGATTGTACTCAGTCTTAATCATCTGAGTAGGCACAGCTACACGACGCTGACCCATCTTGACCTCCCACATAAACTGATCATAGGTCTCATTGAGAAAATCAATCGTAGTCTTGGCATTATCAAAGATAGACAGACCAAGCGGGCTGTTAATATCTTTATTGTTCATGCCTGGAGTCTTCAAGTAGGTGAACAACGGACGGCTCAGACCGTTAACATTAACCGTCTCCTCTAAGTCCTCGTAAAGCGTAGATAGTGGTACTCTAGCCCCTACTGTGTCTTGATTATCAGACTTGTAGAGTTCGTTTGTGATCGTGTACTCTTCACTATTTTTCCACTCGTGAAACTCAATCAGAGTGTAGTATTTCTGCTTCTGCCCCTCTGATTTGGTTGTCTTGGTCACAATAGCAGCGCTTGAAACATCTTGCGTGTTAGACTGCAGAGGTAGAAAAACAGGAGCCTGAACAAACGACACTCTGACTTGCTCACCGTCGATGTAAGGGCGCATAGCAAGACCACCAAGGGCCAGACAGCTCTCAAGGTAACGTTCAAAATTCTTTAGAAAACGGTCATTTTGTAGCTGGGCTTGAATAAACTTATCAGCATTCTTATCATCCAGCTTGATTTCAGCCTGTTCGTTAAATACCAGGCTTGCAATCTTTTTGGCAGCAGTGCGACCTACTGGCAAATGATTGAAATCACGCTTTGTCTTGTCGCCGTTGCTGTCCTTGTACTCAACTTGTGGATATCGTCCAGCAAAGTACTTAAGGTTTTCTCTGATGCGACCAAATTCAGCAGGCGATACTGCTATTTTTGGGTGGTCTGTGATATTAGCTAGGCTTTGCGTCGTCATCACGTATTTACTCCTCGTAAAAAAATTCTTGATAGTCTGTACTATTCCCATTATTTGCTCCTTAGGCTTTCAAATCTAGCTCTCTAGCGTTGTCCAGGACAAAGTACTTGAACTCGTCCACCGTGTGATCGTCCTCCTTGATGACTTTGGGGTCATCAGTGTTGAGTGACTTGTCATCATAACGGTACATCTTATGTTCCTCAACAAAAATTTTGTTAGCTGGTATGTTGAGGTAGTAGAAGCGTCCCTCTGCTAGTAAGCTGATTACCATGTCAATCATGGTCTGGTTTTTCTTTTTGGCCACAGGGCGCCAGCGTTCTCCGTAATCCTTAAAATATTGATTACGCAAAGCCCCCTCCGCACTATCAATAGTCATCTTGAGCTTTGGCACTCTATAGGTCTTCATGACCTTGTCTATGAAGTCATGGATCATCACAGTAAGCTCACTAGGTGCCTTTTTGATGGTTTTGCCAGCTGGGCTATAGTAGAACGTATCAAGCAAGATAACATTACCCTTGGCAGTCAATCCATAAGCACCGCAGGCCGTTGCTGATTGTTGGTGTCCTGTATCCAGGGCGAATGATATGCCGATAAGCCTATCGTCTTCTGGCAAGCTCTGTAGTGGTTTAAAGTAGTTCATGTTGTAAACATGATTACCTAAACCTATTACCTCACCTAAATACATCCAGCGATAGTAGTCTGGATCAGTCTCTTTGTACCGTTCTATCTTCTCGATCATCTGCTTAGACAGAAAGCCCAGCTTATCATCTAAGTATGTACTGTGATGTATCATGTAGGTTGGATCACTTGCTTTCTCAGCCACCCATCCATTTATCCAATCATAGGGATTTCGTGGTGGGTTATAAGTGAAATAGACCTTGACCTGTTTACCATTAGGCAACTCTTGACGGATAAAGGTATCTTCTACGATATCTATATCCTCACGGCCAGCAAACTCTGCTAACTCCTCAAACCATACAGACATGACATAGCCTTTGGCTATCTTCTGCGACTTGAGTTTCATAGGGTCATCTACACCGTAGAAATAAAAAGCCGTCCCTGTCTGTTTGTGAGTTATCTGTAAGGGAGATTTCCCAAATTTGAACTGATTAGCTAGCCCCATCTCATAGATGGCCCATCTTATCTGCTCATATACTGACATCCTCAGGTACTTTCCAACTTTGCGCAAGACTACCACATTGCCCATAGGATCATTGATAAAATCATTTACGAGGTCAATAGAGACTACAGATGACTTAGTAGATGCACGGCCACCCTTGAGTACCACATGACTCTTGAGGGTGTAGAGCACTTCGTCAAATACTGGGTTAATCAGTTTGGCTAGGTTCAGTATTGCCATTGTACTCACTCCTGTCAAATGTAAATCCAGTAATTACTGTATCGCTCTCATCGTTAGAACCAAGCTGAGCCTTGAGGTTATCAATTCTCAAGCGTTGCTCCTCTGTGACCAGTGGTGACCGTGTCAGTTCATCATAGGTCTTAATCATGCCTTTAAGCTCTGACTGTGCCCTTGCTATTGCAGCTAGAGCCTTTCCTTGCTTATCCCAAGCCGTGTGATGTTCGTATCCCACACCAGCCTTACCCTCGCTTGTGACAAAGGTATTGCTGTCCTCGACATCTTGGACAAATAAAATACGCTGAGCATGCAATAGATTAGCATAGGTCAGCGTGATATTTTCCCAGAGTATGTCTATTGGCTGTTTGTCTGATAGCTCCTGTGCTATCTCATACACCTCCTGTGGCAGATACTTAGCAAACAAACCATGTTTGAGGGCGTTAGTGTTTCCCTTAGGGGCTCCATGTCCTAAAGCGTTCTTACTGCCTTTTGGAGCACCCCTTGGATTTTTGGAGCGTTCCGTATTTTTCTTTTGGAACGTTCCTTTTATTTTAGGTTCCCATTTGTCTTTACTTTTCCAACCTCGGACAGTGCCAGCTGAAACACCCAAACGCTCAGCAATCTCAACCAGTTCAATGTTTCCGTTGTTCTCTGAATAGATTTCAAATGCTTTGTCTCGGTTGGGGTCTCTTGCTCTACCCAAGCCTAAACCTCCTGCTGTTTATTTGTTTTGAAATATAAAAAAGCCACTCATTGAGTGACTGTATGCGGTAAGTGGGTGCCTCCCCCACCAGAGCCTTATATAGCGCTACTTTATCTCTGTCCTACAGGTTAATCAGCCTAAATCTAATTACCGCCCTGTACCCCTATTGTGATAGCTACTCACAGAGATACAATGGGAATAACTGGAGTTGAACCAGTGACTTTCGGTGCTTCAAACCGACGCTCTACCAACTGAGCTATATTCCCTAAGCCCCCTCAACCACCAACAAGGGGCACTATCTTAACTAACGACATCTTGGATAGTTTGTTTATCACTGGACGGCTTTCAATGTCGTTTTTAGTCCGTCCCTTTGGCTGTCATGCAGCGGTGGAAACTTAGTAAGGTTTTTCCTTAATTCTTGATACTACCATTCTAACAGATTATGAGTGCAGTGCACACCAAGATTACCCAGACTTATCCAACGTTTTTCAGAACGTTCCAAATTATTCCAAATGTTCTAAAATTATACTCAGTTCTTCAATAGCCATCTTACGCATGCTGTAGTATGAGCTCTTGCTGATAGCTAGCTTGTCACAGATGTCATCTACATACAGCTTAGTAAGGTAAGTCATTCTAAGGACTGACCTATGCTTTGGATTTTTTAGCTTGTTGATGAGTCTACCAAGTTCAAGTTTCCTGTCAATAACTTCCTTGGTATCCTGCTCTATCGCCTCTTTCATAACGATAAGCTGAGTATAGACATCATCAACTTTTTTAGCTTGACCACCTTTGATCTTGTCTGCTGTCCACTTGGGGCTTGAGAGCAAACCCGCCTCAAGCTCATTGATTTCATCTATACGGCTTTGAATGTCCATATCAAGATTTTGTAGCTCATTCAAGAGCTCTTTAGCCTTGTTCACTCTCCGTCTCCTTTGTGGTATAATAGTCATATCGCAAAGACTATTAGCTGAGGCAGAGAGTGCCTTGGCTTTTTTTAGTACTGATTAAGGATTTTTACAACTTCAATTAGCGGTAACGGCACTCTGATTTGTTTTTCTTCGTATGAAAAGAACCTCGGTATTTTGAAAGTAATCAGAGTTTCACTTATTCCAGTTTGAACCATTGTATCGATATGATTAACCAGTCTACTATCGAAAGCTGTATAGCTCAGCATGATAAACCTTGGCATTTCTTTTCTTACAATTCTGATTTTTCCAGTGTAGGGTCTTCTTTTGGGTTTCATTTTTGACCTCCTTAATGAGCTTTAAAGTTATACACTGGCTTCAAGTGATGTTTTATCTCCACTGTTGGCCAGATTGAAGAAATAATCAACTGAGCTGGTTTATATGCTCCAGGGGCTTCATCCAGCGTTTGCAATCCTACTGACGAGGTGTAAACATCTTTCATCTGCTTTTGATAATCTTCTAGTTTGATTGATTCTCTAGCTGCTTTCCGAGAAAGAAGGCGGCCAGCGCCATGAGGGGCTGAGAAGTTCCAGTCAGCGTTCCCTTTTCCTACACAAATCAAAGAACCGTCACGCATGTTCAACGGTATAATCAGCAATTCCCCTTCTTGCGCTGATGTAGCACCCTTTCTGATAATACCATTGACATCATCAATGTTGTTATGAACCGAGTCAAAGAGAAAACTGGATTCCCAACCCATTTCTGTTGCAATATTATGGAGCATAACCTGTCTTGACAACGCTGCATATTGGTCGGCCAATCGGATGTCATTCAGATAGTCTTGAAGCAATTCCCCTTCTAGGTATGGGATTTCTGGAAAACTCTGGCTGTTTTTGAAAGACATGATTTCGGACTCAATATCTTTTTCCCTTCCTAGCTCTTTCAAAGAAGAAATGATCTCCTTGATTTCTTTGCTATGGTCAGAATGATATTTCTTGGCAATTCGTTCATGATGTCTTGCAATTTCAGCACCAAACGACCTTGAGCCAGAATGGACAGTCAGCCAGTAGTTCCCTTCTTCATCAACCGACAATTCTATGAAGTGGTTTCCTCCTCCAAGAGTTCCAAGCCCTTTTTTATGCTGTTCTGCTTTCTCTGGGGCAAAAGACAGTGAACTAATAAGGTCATCTATGTTCCTTTGAGGAATTGCGTGCAACCTGTTTCCGGCTGGGACTACCTGATGAACTACTTCATCAAGTTTTTTCAGGTCAATATCCTTTTCGGTGATTTTGACCGACATCATTCCACAACTCAAGTCAACACCTACCACTTGAGGGGCAATCTTCCATTCAGACCTATCATCTGGAAGTTTGATAGTTGTTCCAATGGTTGCCCCTTTGCCAAAATGAGTGTCAGGCATAATTCTGACAGTAGTTCCTTCTGTTATAGCTTCATTGAGCATTAGTTCAATTTGGTTTGATGTGACATCATCAATCAAATTTGTAAAAACTCTGGCTGTTGTGTTTGAACCTTCAATAAGTTTCATTTCGCTTCTCCTGTGTACGGATATCTATTTGGTCGTTTCATTATGTTACCTCCTCAATCTAAAATTTCTTTGGTTTATTCCTTTTAAAAATAGGGTTCTTCTTTTCTTTCTTTTTCTGCTTGTGATATTCACTGTCTTTATTGAAGATAATATCTTCATCTTCAATAAAGACAGTGAATAAATTGTCTAGATGGGTATCGTTCAGGTCGTTTCATCTCTCCACCTCCTCAAAATAACAATGAAATTTACTTAGATTCACAATAGCGACCTCTTCAACGGAATGTTGTTCAATATCAAAATTTGGGTCATATTTACTGAACTCTTTCTTAATGGCTTTTTCAGCCAATGAGGGTAAAGCGAATATACTTGCTCCGTTTTTTAAGGCAAGTGGTTGACCGTGTTTATTTA